CGGAAAAGAGATGGAGAAAGCGCAACACATATTGTCGCAAGGTCTGCGAACAGCCCTGCAATCAGCAGGAAAGGGATCAAAAAGACCGCCAGTTCATTCGCCAGACGGATCGAGTATTCCGTATGTGATCTCAGGCGACCTCGCTCGCTCGTGGGGAAATGTGACACCTGTTCGCAGACAGGGTGGAAAGTTCATCACCTCAATTTACACGACACTCGACTACGCGCTCTACCTTCTCACCCGTACAGCCAAGACAAAAAAGGATGGCACGATGGGCAAAAGTGGTCGAAGGGATTACATGGACAAAGACTTGTACTGGTGGAACAGAATGGTTCTAGAAGTCAAAAAGCGTTTTGATGCGGAGCGATTGTTCAATGCGGCTGCGAGGAACATGAGATGAGCCAAGCGATCAAGACAGCCATCTATGACAAACTTGTCTCGGTTCAATCTGATCCATCGCTTTATTTTGGTCTTGGCGGTCGAATCTATGAACTGCAAGGCGTTGATGATGCAGCGTTGCCGTTGCTCACATACGAAGTTCAAAGCACGCCAGTTTCAGGATTGTTCGATGGCGAGGTCTACATCAAATCGCAGGTGCTTTTCACGATCTTCGGACACCGCAGATTGGGAGCAGCAGCCATCGGAGTATTGGAAGATCAACTCTACGTCTTGATGAAAGATGCAGCACTTGCACCGACAGGGTATGATCGTGGAGTGGTTATTCCACTTGACCGAGATCGCCGAACCGTGTTTGATGAGATCATCTCAAGCGAGTCGATCTATTCCGTAGAAGCAACAACCGTCACCTAAGAGGATATTGAACAATGGCACGAATTATTGGAAACGAAGGCAGCGCAACTATGGGAACGCACAACATAGTTATTAATGCGTGGTCGCTGAATGTCAGTCGTCCCGCAATCGACACAACCTCATACGGCGACAGGGGTGGAAGATCAGTCGGTGGAATGCCAACATACACGGGCAGCGTATCGGGCTTCTTAAAATATAACGCAGCGAGTACATCACCCGCTTTGGCTTATACCAATTTTGCAACGGGAACCTCAGTTTCGATTGTTATGTTTGCAAAAGACTCGACCTGCAAGTGGACTGCTGGAACTAGCGTAGTCTCGAATGTCTCTCTCAGTTCAAGCAAAACGGGTGACATGACTGTCTCGTTCGACTTCACGGCTTCTGGTGGCGTAGTGGAAGCATGGGGAAGTTAAAAAGCGTTTTGATTTACTTAGTTTACAGAATAGGATAAGAACTTATGGCACTTCAACGAATTGTAGGAAACGAAGGAACTGTGACTTTTGGGATCGGAACGGGTACGGAATACACCGAACATAATCTCATCGCGAACGCTTGGTCAATGACTATCTCGCGAGTCATCTCCGATGTGTCTGCGTATGGAGATACTGCCGCAAATGTCATTGGTGGGGTGCCAACTTATAGTGGAAGCGTGTCTGGTTTCATGGAAACTGGTGCGTCTAATTCTCCCGAAATTGATCCGATAGACTTTGCAAGTATTGATCGGGTCTACTTTATTTTGCTATCCGCGACAGGCTGCTTCTTTTCGACGATAAATGACGCATATGGTCGAGGTGCAACCGTGACAGGTGTAAGCGTATCAAGTAGCAAAACGGGCGATGCGACAATCTCGTTCGATTTTTCTGTCGATGGCTACCTCACCGAAGATTGGGATGATTCATAATTGCTGATTTGTGATGGATAGAGTTACCACAACCGAATCAGTCTTGCTATCATTTCGACATGCAACGAAAACGAATTGATATTGAAACAACGGACGGAACTGCTTGGCTCGACAGATTGACTCCACGAATGATGATTGCCATTGGTGATCGCTTGTGGTCTGAAAAGCGTGAACGATTGATTGGCGATCTCAAGGATGCCGAGATTGACTCCGTAGAACGGGTTTCAGCACTTAGCGAGTTGGACAAATCGAGAGGCATGATGAGCGAGGTTGTTCACCATGCGATTTCTGTCGCTGGTGCAATGGACATCATCGCGGAAGCATCAAAAAGCGAGACAGCAGAAAACGCGGAAAGTTTACCAGACTCATTCATGGGATCGAGTGAGGAAGCGATCAAAATTGCCCTCGGTCTAATTGGTGCAGAACTTGAGGAAGAACCAGACGAAGCCGAGAAGCCCAAGGGCAGACCAAAAAAAAAGCCATAGAAAAAAGACCCAAGTGGGTGACTAATTCTGCGATCATCTCTCGCAACTTCTCAGGTTTTGGCAATCCATTTGATCTCCCACTTGACTTGTTCTTGCTCTTGGTTGATAGAATCGCCTATATCAGACGGCTCGAATCTGACGAGCCGATGAGTGATCGCGAATATGTTGAGTTTCAAGCAGAAAATCAAGAGATGGATGAATAATGGCTGAAAACATTGGCAAGGTAGTTGTTTCAATCGAAGCCCGTGTTGAAGAACTCGAAAAGGGTATGGCGAAAGCCGAAGCCACTGTTCGTCGCTCTGCTGCAAAAATAGAAGCAAACCAAAAATCGCTCTCCAAAAAGATTGGCAAGTCTTGGACGGAGTTGGCATCAAAACTCAACGTCATCACGACAGTCGCGAGGATTGCGGAGAAGGCGTGGAATGTTCTCGATGGTGTTCTCTTAGTGGTCACCGATAGCACCAAGAACGCATCGAACAAAATCTTGGGCTCGATGGAGGTGATGGAGAAAAGCAGTATCCCTGTCGTATCTCAGTTCATGAAGATCGGTCACGGGATACACGACTGGATCAGTGGCGAAAAGAAACTAAGACGGGAGATTGAAAGAACAAATGCAGCACTAGAACAAAGAGGCAAACGCATGGTAGATGCTGCCAACAAGAGATCGGCAGCGAGACAGGAACTCGAAGCGTTCATTTCAGCATCAACGAAAGCGGTCGAAAGTGAAAACGCTGCACTCAAAGAAACAACACAAGCAGGAAAACTCAGACTCCAACAAGCAGAGGAGATCGCGGGTGCGGAAGAACAATTCCGAGAGAAGGCGATCAAGTCAAGACATAACGCTACTGACGAATGGAAGAAACGACAGATAGACGCATTCAATGCGATGATGGAAAAACTTCGAGAGTCGCACGACCTCGAAATGAGTCTTGCAGAGGAAGTAGATGCACAAGCAGCAAAAGCCGAAGCCGATCGACTCAAGGCAATCGAAGAACGAAAACAAGCAAAGATCAAGGCAGCCGAGGACGAGGCAAAACATCTTGCGAAAATTGCACAACAAGTTCAGAATCAAACGGACGATCTGCAAACCAGATTGACACAACTGTCGCTTGAAGACTTGGGTCTTGATCTGGAATCAAAACTCACTGGAATCCACGCAAAGTTTGATCGACTACGACAGAACGCAAATTCAGAACAAATTACATTGCTCAATCAAATTGAAGCGATCGAGAACAAACGTGCGAAAGCGGTACACTCAGAAACAACAGCGAGAGAAAATGATCGAAAATCAGCCATCGTCAAGGGCAAGACAGAGCCAGATGAAGCAGAGAAGGGACAAGTCGCATCAATTCAAACAGCACTTGGATCGTTCACTGTCGGAATACAGCACGAAGCGGTTACTGCAAAACAAACTGTCAAACATACCTCGCTCCTCAAGGCGATTGCTTCCGCTTCCCCCAATATAGCAACGGCTGCAATGAAAACTGCAACGGCTGCAACGAAGCAAGTGACGCTGCTTGAAAAGGTGAACAACTGGCTTTCAAAGATCACAGGACAAGACACAGCAGCCATAGCCAAAGTTGATGAATCGACGTTGCCCAATAAAGCAATGAATGACATGCTTAAAATCTTCAAGGCAAAAGAAGTCGAACCCGTAATCGAAACAGAGGTCGCGGTGGCTGATAACGAGGTCAGAATTATCGATATGGTGAATGTGACAATTCCTGAAAATCAAATTGCGTTGCTCACTAAGATCGCAGACGAGACACACGACAAGGCGCAAGTACAGGTGCTTGAGAAGATCGCGACATCGAGTGCAAAGGTTGCCAAAATACTCGGTACCGCAACATCATCGGGTATCATCATTGCCTCGTAGGAGATTCGATCAATGACCATCAAAGAAAACTTCGATACAGACTCAGGAACAATCAACGCGGGAGGAGCAAGAACAATCACTCGATCGTTCTATGTCTTTCCATTTGATACTTTTGCAGATGCCGATGCAGCGATGGCTAACACCGATGCTGACGGTGTCGCAATCGATGATGAATACACTTTGGGTGGAGTTACAGCCACCTACTACGGGACACGCAGTTGGAGCAGGGTAGATGGATCGGGAGATACTTGGGTTTTCAATCTCGAATACACGACAGCGACTTCAGATTCGGGTGATACAAATGTCGATATTCAGACACAAGGCGATTCGAGAGGAACAACAAAAAGTGTATATCGGGTTGTTTCGAGCGATGGATGGGCTGCTGGTAATGATACTAGTGGATGGAACAACCCAACCAGATCAGATATAGGTGGTATACCTGTCGATTCTGGAGGAACATCTACATCAATCATCGCAGTCGATCGTCGGTTTGAAACTACCGAACTGAACGACGAATTTCCTACATTGGGCGCGCTCTCTAATCTGGTCGGAACTAGAAACCTACACTCACACGATGGCGGTGAGGCGGGAACGATTTTGTACACTGGCTTCGGTTGGAACTTGGACACCAATTCAGGCATGTGGCAAATCAAACACACTTTCGCAGTAGACAAATTGACATTTCATGCAGAACAGGTTGCCAAAACAAACGCACAGGGCGAAGTTCTGACAACGAAGTTTGGGAAAGACCCCTTAGAATACTTCTCCGCAAGTCATGTATTTTGGATTCAGCCATTCCCCATAACGAATTGGGGCGATAACATTCCTGAGTTCTCTTAATAATGTGAGGTAATCAAATGTCAATTCTGAGACATATCAACAAAATGAAGTTTGGCGTAATTGACCAAGACTACATGAATCAACTCGCAAGAAGCACAAACGAGTTCGATGACATCAAAGCGGAAATGAAAGTGATGCTCAGCAAAGATGCTCGACGCGGTTCAAAAAGTTTTCTAGCACAAATATATGGCACCGCTGGCGCACTTGCTTATTATCCTGCGGGAACTTTTGATTTTACTATTGCTTGGAGATACGCTTGGGAGCGTGTCGATTTCAAAGATCCACACTTCTGGCAAAATGCAGAAAACTTGGTTACCGATGAGCAATATCTTGATCCAAAGACAGGCGTGAGTTGGAACAACACTCAAGGGTGTCAAGATGTCAAGGGATTCATCGGTCAATATTCATGCTTCGCATACAACATCGCAGAACTTTCCAACATCATGACAGTTCCAGTTGTGTTTGGCGTAAATATGGCAGGGTCATCTTATCCAGAGGGTTTTTCGCCACAACATGTTCCGATGGGTTCACTTGTCTGGCTCACAGAGATTGCAAGTCCATATTCTGGATCACAGAATTATTATTTTGACAGGCAAGGCGCTCATGATGGGTTGTGCGAATAGTCATGACCGTACGAACGGGCATTGGGTCGGCTTGTTGCTGTGTACAGAATTGCACGACCTGCTATCCACTTACGATATGCGATGGTTCTGAAAATTGTCCCGACAGTGTATATGTGTCATGTGCTGCTGCTGAGTGGCTCGATAAACAGGGTGCAGGATATACGTTCAGTTACAACCCGCAATGTTGCCTGACGTGGGGTGGGGCAACGGGCGACGCAGAATGTGATGATGTTTCTATTATCATTTATTCTGATATAGAAGGTCGATTAGGCAAATCGATTCAATCATTCGATCAAGCCGATTGCAGCGATTGTGAAGAAGACCCAAATTTTCAGGGTGCTTGCTGCTATCAAAACAGACAGGGGGACTGGCTATGCGCAACCGTCACTCAATCCGCTTGCCTTAGTTTTTACAATAACGGTATCTACCAAGGTGATGGAACTTGTTGCCTAAATCCACTTGGTCAGTGTAACGCAGACAATCCCAATTCGGTCGATTGCGAAGGAGAACCAGAACCACCAGAATGTGACAAGTTTGCGGGTCTATGCATGATCGCCAAAAATGAACTGGTTACTCGATGCGGTGACCCTGCTGGAACTGCACCCGACTGTGCGGATGAATACCTTTTCCGTTTGAATTTTCCACCTGTCACGCTGTACAGTGGTGAGGGTGGAGGTTTTAATCCCTGTGGATCAACGCAATGTATTAATGCGGGCGCGAACGGATGGGTCTGTTGCCAAGACAACCTTGATTCCTTCACGCAAAATTGCGAAATTTCCAAATCTCCTACTTCTACGCTTGAGAGGTGGAGTGGTGAGAGTGAAGACAAAACATTGGGCGATGTTTGGAAGGTCGGAACTTCTGCTTGCTTTACGCACGATTGTCCAAGCAACTGTACTCGTTGCAATCAAGCAGTTTGTACGGGGCATTTTCCTTACGTCTGCCCTTGTTGTAGTGGATCACGGTATGTCAACTTCTACTTTGAAGCGGAGATTGAAGAAACAAGCATTACTGGTATCTTCACTGAACCACTTGAAGACAATCAATGTATAGTGACCGAGACAGAGGGTTGCAGCGTGTGGACGGTCAAGATAAAAATCAAAATTCGCACCAACTCTTGCCTCACCGTCAGCGATCAGTGCGGGGAATGCCCACAATGTTGGGGACAAGGTGGCATGGACGATTGCACAACCCACCTGCCTGAGATGACTTGGATCGTGCGAGTTGATAAGTGTGCTTGTCCAGACGAAGTAAGTTCAAACGATGCTCACTACATCGAAGTTGAGGAAATGAACCACACTTGCCCATACGGTAGCCCTTGCTATGGTGACGAATACTGTTTCAACGCTTGTCCATGCAAGCAATATATTCTGATGGGTCGCGGTGGACTGACGGCACATTACGTTGATTGGGAAGAAGTCAAAGAGGGGATCACTTGGCGGATCGAATGAAACAAGTGCTTTGTCGATATTGGGAGGAATGCGGGGTCTCCCGTGGCGGGTGTTGTTCGGAAGGTGTATACAGACGACCATCTTTCGGTATCTGCAACACAATCTGCAAATCAAATACAAGCAAAGAAGGATTCATTCCAGTTGAAGAAGCAAAGAAGTTGTCGTTGCCGAAGCGGATTCTAGGCAAGGTCAAATCGTACATCGAAGCCGAAGCATCACTCGCAAACGAAGGGGCATTGGACGACGCTCAGTTTGGAGCAAGAATGAAATTATGCTTGGTTTGCGATGAACTCAATCTCTCATACGATGATGTTGGGCATTGTGGAGCGTGTGGCTGTGGAGGTGGCAGGCGTGCTGCCTTGACTGTAAAGGGTAGAATGCCTAGAGCAACCTGCCCAAAGAATAAATGGGTGACTGTACACATTAAGGAAGACGAAAATGGCTGACGACAAAAAAGCAAAACTTGAAACCCTCGCCCAACTGGAGAGGATGAGGTACTACTTGGGGAAAGTGAATCGTTCCTATACCGCACATGACATGAGATTCAAAAATCAAGAGGTAGCAGACTCAATAGAAAAGTTTGGCAAACTGATCGACTCGCTACTTGAAGAAAAGTCGCCAACGAAGAAACCGTCGCCAACGAAAGAACATTCGCCAACAAAGAAAAAGATAGCAAGCGAGGAATAAGACATGGCAGCACATGACACAACCACTTGG